TCGCATTAATGATGGCTTCAGCGGGGATTCCTGGAGGTGTGAGATATGTCCCAGCCGGTTGGTGATCTTGTTATTGACCTGAGTCTGGATGCGGTCCGTTTCGATGAGCAGATAAGCCGGGTAAGGCGTCATTTTTCAGGACTGGATACCGACGCCAGAAAAACCGCCAGTGCTGTTGAACAGGGCCTGAGCCGTCAGGCGCTGGCTGCACAAAAAGCCGGGATTTCCGTCGGGCAGTATTAAAGCGGCCATGCGTACCCTGCCTGCACAGTTTACGGATATCGCCACGCAGCTTGCCGGTGGTCAGAATCCCTGGCTGATTCCTGCTGCAACAGGGCGGTCAGGTGAAGGACGCCTTCGGCGGGATGATCCCCATGTTCAGGGGCTTGCCGGTGCGATCACCCTGCCGATGGTCGGGGTCACCTCGCTGGCGGTGGCGACAGGTGCGCTGGCGTATGCCTGGTACCAGGGGGATTCCACGCTTTCAGCGTTTAATAAAACCCTGGTTCTTTCCGGTAATCAGTCCGGACTGACTACCGATCGCATGCTGACGCTCTCCAGAGCCGGACAGGCAGCAGGGCTGACGTTTAACCAGGCGAGCGAGTCACTGGCAGCCCTGGTGAATGCCGGTGTGCGTGGTGGTGAACAGTTTGATGCCATCAACCAGAGTGTGGCGCGTTTTGCTTCTGCATCCGGTGTGGAAGTGGACAAGGTTGCAGAGGCTTTTGGAAAGCTGACCACCGACCCGACGTCGGGACTGATGGCTATGGCGCGCCAGTTCCGTAACGTGACGGCAGAGCAGATTGCGTATGTTGCGCAGCTGCAGCGTTCGGGGGATGAGGCAGGGGCCTTACAGGCGGCGAACGATATCGCCACAAAAGGCTTTGATGAGCAGACCCGTCGCCTGAAAGAAAACATGGGGACGCTGGAAACCTGGGCGGATAAAACCGGGAAGGCATTCAAATTGATGTGGGATGCCATCCTGGATATCGGTCGTCCTGAATCCTCAGCGGATATGCTCGCCAGTGCGCAGAAGGCATTTGATGAGGCGGATAAAAAATGGCAGTGGTACCAGAGCCGGAGTCAGCGCCGGGGAAAGACCTCCTCTTTCCGTGCCAACCTTCAGGGTGCATGGGATGACCGTGAAAATGCCCGTCTGGGGCTGGCGGCAGCCACGCTGCAGTCGGATATGGAAAAAGCCGGTGAACTGGTGGCAAGGGACCGGGCTGAGCGTGAGGCGTCACAGCTGAAGTATACCGGAGAGGCGCAGAAGGCGTATGAGCGCCTGCTGACGCCACTGGAGAAATATACTGACCGGCAGGAAGAGCTGAATAATGCCCTGAAAGACGGGAAAATCCTGCAGGCGGATTACAACACGCTGATGGCGGCGGCGAAAAAGGATTATGAATCGACGCTGAAAAAACCGAAGTCGTCAGGTGTCAAAGTGTCAGCCGGGGAGCGTCAGGAAGACCGGGCGCATGCAGCCCTGCTGACGCTTCAGGCAGAACTCCGGACGCTGGAGAAGCATGCCGGAGCGAATGAGAAAATCAGCCAGCAGCGCCGGGATTTGTGGAAGGCGGAGAGTCAGTTCGCGGTACTGGAGGAGGCGGCGCAACGTCGCCAGCTGTCTGCACAGGAGAAATCCCTGCTGGCGCATAAAGATGAGACGCTGGAGTATAAACGCCAGCTGGCTGCACTTGGCGACAAGGTTACGTATCAGGAGCGCCTGAACGCGCTGGCGCAGCAGGCGGATAAATTCGCACAGCAGCAACGGGCAAAACGGGCCGCTATTGATGCGAAAAGCCGGGGGCTGACTGACCGGCAGGCAGAACGGGAAGCCACGGAACAGCGCCTGAAGGAACAGTATGGCGATAATCCGCTGGCGCTGAATAACGTCATGTCAGAGCAGAAAAAGACCTGGGCAGCTGAAGACCAGCTTCGCGGGAGCTGGATGGCAGGCCTCAGGTCCGGCTGGAGCGAGTGGAAAGAGACTGCCACGGACAGTATGTCGCAGGTTAAAAGTGCTGCCACGCAGACCTTTGATGGTATTGCGCAGAATATGGCGGCGATGCTGACCGGCAGTGAGCAGAACTGGCGCAGCTTCACCCGTTCCGTGCTGTCCATGATGACAGAAATTCTGCTTAAGCAGGCAATGGTGGGAATTGTCGGGAGTATCGGCAGCGCCATTGGCGGTGCTGCCGGTGGCGGCTCATCAGCGTCAGGTGGTACAGCCATTCAGGCAGCTGCGGCGAAATTCCATTTTGCGACCGGAGGATTTACGGGAACCGGCGGCAAATATGAGCCAGCGGGGATTGTTCACCGTGGTGAGTTTGTCTTCACGAAGGAGGCAACCAGCCGGATTGGCGTGGGGAATCTCTACCGGCTGATGCGCGGCTATGCCACCGGTGGTTATGTCGGTACACCGGGCAGTCTGGCTGACAGCCGGTCGCAGGCGTCCGGGACGTTTGAGCAGAATAACCATGTGGTGATTAACAACGAAGGCACGAACGGGCAGATAGGGCCACAGGCGCTGAAGGCGGTTTATGACGTAGCCCGTAAGGCGGCAATGGATGTTGTGACCGGGCAGATGCGCGATGGTGGTCTGTTCTCCGGAGGTGGACGATGAAAACCTTCCGCTGGAAAGTGAAACCCGGTATGGATGTGGCTTCGGCCCCTTCCGTCAGGAAGGTGCGCTTTGGTGATGGCTATTCCCAGCGTGCGCCTGCCGGGCTGAATGCCGACCTGAAAACGTACAGTGTGACGCTTTCTGTCCCCCGTGAGGAGGCCACGGTACTGGAGTCGTTTCTGGAAGAGCACGGGGGCTGGAAATCCTTTCTGTGGACGCCGCCTTATGAGTGGCGGCAGATAAAGGTGACCTGCGCAAAATGGTCGTCGCGGGTCAGTATGTTGCGTGTTGAGTTCAGCGCAGAGTTTGAACAGGTGGTGAACTGATGCAGGATATCCGGCAGGAAACACTGAATGAATGCACCCGTGCGGAGCAGTCGGCCAGCGTGGTGCTCTGGGAAATCGACCTGACAGAGGTCGGTGGAGAACGTTATTTTTTCTGTAATGAGCAGAACGAAAAAGGTGAGCCGGTCACCTGGCAGGGGCGACAGTATCAGGCGTATCCCATTCAGGGGAGCGGTTTTGAACTGAATGGCAAAGGCACCAGTACGCGCCCCACGCTGACGGTTTCTAACCTGTACGGTATGGTCACCGGGATGGCGGAAGATCTGCAGAGTCTGGTCGGCGGAACGGTGGTCCGGCGTAAGGTTTACGCCCGTTTTCTGGATGCGGTGAACTTCGTCAACGGAAACAGTGACGCCGATCCGGAGCAGGAGGTGATCAGCCGCTGGCGCATTGAGCAGTGCAGCGAACTGAGCGCGGTGAGTGCCTCTTTTGTACTGTCCACGCCGACGGAAACGGACGGCGCTGTTTTTCCGGGACGTATCATGCTGGCCAACACCTGCACCTGGACCTATCGCGGTGACGAGTGCGGTTATAGCGGTCCGGCTGTCGCGGATGAATATGACCAGCCAACGTCCGATATCACGAAGGATAAATGCAGCAAATGCCTGAGCGGTTGTAAGTTCCGCAATAACGTCGGCAACTTTGGCGGCTTCCTTTCCATTAACAAACTTTCGCAGTAAATCCCATGACACAGACAGAATCAGCGATTCTGGCGCACGCCCGGCGATGTGCGCCAGCGGAGTCGTGCGGCTTCGTGGTAAGCACGCCGGAGGGGGAAAGATATTTTCCCTGCGTGAATATCTCCGGTGAGCCGGAGGCGTATTTCCGTATGTCGCCGGAAGACTGGCTGCAGGCAGAAATGCAGGGTGAGATTGTGGCGCTGGTCCACAGCCACCCCGGTGGTCTGCCCTGGCTGAGTGAGGCCGACCGGCGGCTGCAGGTGCAGAGTGATTTGCCGTGGTGGCTGGTCTGCCGGGGGACGATTCATAAGTTCCGCTGTGTGCCGCATCTCACCGGGCGGCGCTTTGAGCACGGTGTGACGGACTGTTACACACTGTTCCGGGATGCTTATCATCTGGCGGGGATTGAGATGCCGGACTTTTATCGTGAGGATGACTGGTGGCGTAACGGCCAGAATCTCTATCTGGATAATCTGGAGGCGACGGGGCTGTATCAGGTGCCGTTGTCAGCGGCACAGCCGGGCGATGTGCTGCTGTGCTGTTTTGGTTCATCAGTGCCGAATCACGCCGCAATTTACTGCGGCGACGGCGAGCTGCTGCACCATATTCCTGAACAACTGAGCAAACGAGAGAGGTACACCGACAAATGGCAGCGACGCACACACTCCCTCTGGCGTCACCGGGCATGGCGCGCATCTGCCTTTACGGGGATTTACAACGATTTGGTCGCCGCATCGACCTTCGTGTGAAAACGGGGGCTGAAGCCATCCGGGCACTGGCCACACAGCTCCCGGCGTTTCGTCAGAAACTGAGCGACGGCTGGTATCAGGTACGGATTGCCGGGCGGGACGTCAGCACGTCCGGGTTAACGGCGCAGTTACATGAGACTCTGCCTGATGGCGCTGTGATTCATATTGTTCCCAGAGTCGCCGGGGCCAAGTCAGGTGGCGTATTCCAGATTGTCCTGGGGGCTGCCGCCATTGCCGGATCATTCTTTACCGCCGGAGCCACCCTTGCAGCATGGGGGGCAGCCATTGGGGCCGGTGGTATGACCGGCATCCTGTTTTCTCTCGGTGCCAGTATGGTGCTCGGTGGTGTGGCGCAGATGCTGGCACCGAAAGCCAGAACTCCCCGTACACAGACAACGGATAACGGTAAGCAGAACACCTATTTCTCCTCACTGGATAACATGGTTGCCCAGGGCAATGTTCTGCCTGTTCTGTACGGGGAAATGCGCGTGGGGTCTCGCGTGGTTTCTCAGGAGATCAGCACGGCAGACGAAGGGGACGGTGGTCAGGTTGTGGTGATTGGTCGCTGATGCAAAATGTTTTATGTGAAACCGCCTGCGGGCGGTTTTGTCATTTATGGAGCGTGAGGAATGGGTAAAGGAAGCAGTAAGGGGCATACCCCGCGCGAAGCGAAGGACAACCTGAAGTCCACGCAGTTGCTGAGTGTGATCGATGCCATCAGCGAAGGGCCGGTTGAAGGTCCGGTGGATGGATTAAAAAGCGTGCTGCTGAACAGTACGCCGGTGCTGGACACTGAGGGGAATACCAACATCTCCGGTGTCACGGTGGTGTTCCGTGCCGGTGAGCAGGAGCAGACACCGCCGGAGGGGTTTGAATCCTCCGGCTCCGAGACGGTGCTGGGTACGGAAGTGAAATATGACACGCCGATCACCCGCACCATTACGTCTGCAAACATCGACCGTCTGCGCTTTACCTTCGGCGTGCAGGCACTGGTGGAAACCACCTCAAAGGGGGACCGGAATCCGTCGGAAGTCCGCCTGCTGGTTCAGATCCAGCGTAATGGTGGCTGGGTGACGGAAAAAGACATCACCATTAAGGGCAAAACCACCTCGCAGTATCTGGCCTCGGTGGTGGTGGGTAACCTGCCGCCGCGCCCGTTCAATATACGGATGCGCAGGATGACGCCGGACAGCACCACAGACCAGCTGCAGAACAAAACGCTCTGGTCGTCATACACCGAAATCATCGATGTGAAACAGTGCTACCCGAACACGGCACTGGTCGGCGTGCAGGTGGATTCGGAGCAGTTCGGCAGCCAGCAGGTGAGCCGTAATTATCATCTGCGCGGGCGCATTCTGCAGGTGCCGTCGAACTATAACCCGCAGACGCGGCAATACAGCGGTATCTGGGACGGAACGTTTAAGCCAGCATACAGCAACAACATGGCCTGGTGTCTGTGGGATATGCTGACCCATCCGCGCTACGGCATGGGGAAACGTCTTGGTGCGGCGGATGTGGACAAATGGGCGCTGTATGTCATCGGCCAGCATTGCGATCAGTCGGTGCCGGACGGTTTTGGCGGCACGGAGCCGCGCATCACCTGTAATGCGTACCTGACCACACAGCGCAAGGCGTGGGATGTGCTCAGTGATTTCTGCTCTGCGATGCGCTGTATGCCGGTATGGAACGGGCAGACGCTGACGTTCGTGCAGGACCGACCGTCGGATAAGGTGTGGACCTATAACCGCAGTAATGTGGTGATGCCGGATGATGGTGCGCCGTTCCGCTACAGCTTCAGCGCCCTGAAGGACCGCCATAATGCCGTTGAGGTGAACTGGATTGACCCGAATAACGGCTGGGAGACGGCGACAGAGCTTGTGGAGGACACGCAGGCCATTGCCCGTTACGGTCGTAACGTCACGAAGATGGATGCTTTTGGCTGTACCAGCCGGGGGCAGGCACACCGCGCCGGGCTGTGGCTGATTAAAACAGAACTGCTGGAAACGCAGACCGTGGACTTCAGCGTGGGTGCCGAAGGGCTTCGCCATGTACCGGGCGATGTCATTGAAATCTGCGATGATGACTATGCCGGTATCCGCACCGGCGGGCGCGTGCTGGCGGTAAACAGCCAGACCCGGACGCTGACGCTCGACCGTGAAATCACGCTGCCATCTTCCGGCACCACGCTGATAAGCCTGGTTGACGGGCAGGGGAGTCCGGTCAGCGTGGAGGTTCAGTCCGTCACCGACGGCGTGAAGGTGAAAGTGAGCCGTGTTCCTGATGGCGTTGCTGAATACAGCGTATGGGGGCTGAAGCTGCCGACGTTGCGCCAGCGCCTGTTCCGCTGCGTGAGTATCCGTGAGAACGACGACGGCACGTATGCCATCACTGCCGTGCAGCATGTACCGGAAAAAGAAGCCATCGTGGATAACGGGGCGCACTTTGACGGCGACCAGAGCGGCACGGTGAATGGTGTCACACCGCCAGCGGTGCAGCACCTTACCGCCGAAGTCACCGCAGACAGCGGGGAGTATCAGGTACTGGCCCGCTGGGACACGCCGAAGGTGGTGAAGGGCGTGAGCTTCATGCTTCGCCTGACCGTGGCAGCGGACGACGGCAGTGAGCGGCTGGTCAGCACAGCCCGGACGACGGAAACCACATACCGCTTCAGACAACTGGCGCTGGGGCGTTATATGCTGACGGTCCGGGCTGTAAATGCCCGGGGGCAGCAGGGTGATCCGGCGTCGGTATCGTTCCGGATTGCGGCACCGGCAGCGCCTGTCACTATTGAACTGATACCGGGGTATTTTCAGATAACGGCAGTCCCGCGTCTTGCGGTGTATGACCCGACGGTACAGTTTGAGTTCTGGTTCTCGGAAAAACGGATTGCTGATATCAGGCAGGTTGAAACCACAGCCCGCTATCTTGGCACGGCGCTGTACTGGATAGCTGCCAGTATTAATATCAGGCCGGGCCATGATTATTACTTTTATATCCGCAGTGTGAACATCGTCGGTAAATCAGCGTTTGTGGAAGCTGTCGGCCGGCCGGTTAATGATGCTGAGGTGTATCTCAATTTTTTTGAAGGGAAAATAAACAGCACCCTGCTGGGGCAGGAGCTGAACGATCGTATTAATGCCTCGGCATTGCGCAGTGAAGTTGAGCAACTGGAGGATGAGATCAATCAGCAGATAGAGAGTGATATTGCTGAAGTGACCCAAAAAATCGGGGAGACAGAAAACAGCCTCACACAGCTGGTTGCGAAAAAAAATGATGAGCTGTCACTGGGTATATCACAGGTGAGCCAGAGAGTGGATAACGTCAGCAGCGAACTCACGCAGACGGTCAGTCAGAGTAATGAGGAGAATGCACGCCAGATAGCGCAGGTTCGCCAGTATGTGGATCAAAAAAGCAGTGAAATCATGACGACAACGGACCAGAAGCTGGGAGATCAGGAGGCCACCATCCAGCAGATACAAAAGGTTCAGACGGACACCAGTAATAACCTGAACAGTATGTGGGCCGTGAAACTGCAGCAGATGCAGGATGGTCGCCTTTATATTGCGGGTATCGGTGCCGGTATTGAGAACACCCCTGACGGCATGCAGAGTCAGGTGCTGCTGGCGGCAGACAGGATTGCGATGATTAATCCTGCAAATGGCAACACAAAACCGATGTTTGTTGGTCAGGGTGATCAGATATTCATGAATGAAGTGTTCCTGAAATATCTGACGGCTCCCACCATTACCAGCGGCGGTAATCCTCCTGCATTTTCCCTGACACCGGACGGAAAGCTGACCGCTAAAAATGCCGATATCAGCGGTAACGTGAATGCGAACTCCGGGACGCTCAACAACGTCACGATAAATGAGAACTGTCAGATTAAGGGGAAACTGTCAGCCAATCAGATTGAAGGCGATATTGTCAAAACGGTGGAAAATCCTTTCCGAGAAATGGCAGTTATGCCAGCGGTACAATAACGGTCACTGTGTACGATGACCAGGCTTTTGACCGTCAGATAGTAATCCACCCGTTCTGTTTCGCGGTGGTAAGCATGAAAACTTTAACAGCAACAACCAACAGTCATACTGGTACTCAACCTGTAAGCTGCAGGTGCTGAAGAACGGACAGGAAATCTTTCAGCAACCCGCG